TATCTACACAGCAGAGTGCGTTGATTTCAGTTGTTACAGGCGCAATGACAGGCAGTCTTGCGGTATGGTTGAACTCAGAGAAGTAAATGCCAGCAAAGCTGAATGAGAACACAGAGGTAGCATTACCTCTACGCAACATCATCAGCATGGTTGCAGCGGCTAGTCTAGCAACGTGGGCTTACTTTGGCTTGATAGAAAGGCTCAATACATTAGAGACGAATCAGACCATGATGCAAGCTGACTTAGAGCAAAACACAGAGTTTCGCATCAAATGGCCTAGAGGTGAGATGGGTAGTTTGCCAGCAGACAGTGAGCAATTCATGCTTATAGAACACCTGGCTACTGAACTTGAGAAACTACAGACAGATATTGAAAGTGGCAAAGCACCTTTTGACCAACAGCAGAAACTAACGCTAGACTTTTATGAAAGACGAATTACAAGCCTAGAAGAAAGTATAGAGAAGTTACGGAATCGAGATGGTTGAGCTTACCTTTGTTTTATTATTGGTAATGAACGGCGAGAAGATGGAGTACACGCCGTACAGGTCTTTGGCTGAGTGCCTATCAGTACGGCGTAAGATCAAGCGTAACGTAGGCCACACTAATAACTTTGACCAGAAATGGTCATGCAAAGAGCATAAAGTCATGGTTCTCAACGGTGAAATCTTGGAGTTTATAGAATGATTCAAGCATTGATTGGGCCTATTGCTTCACTAGCTGGGTCATGGATGGAATCCAAAGTAGAGCAGACAAAAGCTAAAGGTGCTGTTGCCAAAGCAAAGGCAGAGGCAGAAGCGGAAGTGATGAAGGTTGCCGCTACGCATGAAGCTGGCTGGGAAAAGATTATGGCACAGGCCAGTGACAATAGCTGGAAAGATGAGGCATGGACAATTTTGTTTATTATAATCATAGCCATGTGTTTCATCCCGTTTACACAGCCTTATGTAGAGCAAGGATTTGCAGCATTAGAAAACACGCCACAGTGGTTTCAGTGGGCAATGTATGCTAGTATTGGGGCAAGCTTTGGTATACGAGGTATCAAGGGTTTTAAGAAATGAAGAAGCGTAAGTCTACCGTAAACAAGGCTGGCAACTATACCAAGCCAACTATGCGTAAGCAGTTATTCCAACGAATCAAGGCTGGTGGCAAGGGTGGTAAACCTGGTCAATGGTCAGCTCGTAAAGCGCAGATGCTTGCCAAGCAATACAAGGCTAAAGGTGGGGGATACCGCTAATGCCTATGAAAAAATCACAGCGTAGCTTAAAAGCATGGACAAAGCAGAAGTGGAGAACCAAGAGTGGCAAGCCGTCCACCCAAGGGCCAAGAGCCACAGGAGAGCGTTATCTACCGTCAGCGGCGATTAAAGCCTTATCGCCCCAAGAGTACGCAGCAACAACCCGTGCTAAGAGAAAAGCAACTAAGGCTGGTAAGCAAGTCTCACGACAGCCTAAAAAGATACGAGCTAAAACCAGAAAGTACCGAAAGGTAAAGTAATGGATATAGATCAGTTAAGAATAGAACTGGCTGAAGATGAAGGCTGCAAGTATGAGATATACTTAGATCATCTTGGGTTGCCTACTTGTGGCATAGGTCATCTAGTCACAGCAGACGATCCCGAATCAGCTTTGAGCGTAGGCACAGCCGTATCAGAAGAACGTGTACAGGCTTTGTTTAAAAGAGATGTTGCTATAACGCTTGAGGATTGCAAAAGATTGTACCCTAAGTTTGATTCGCTACCAGAAGAGGTACAGCTTATCATAGCCAATATGATGTTTAATCTGGGCTATCCCAGACTGTCTAAGTTTGTAGGCATGAAATCTGCTGTTGATAGTGAGCTATGGAATGTAGCAGCAGATGAGATGGTAGACAGTAAATGGTTTGACCAAGTGCCTAACCGTGCAAAGCGTCTGGTTGCCCGTATGAGGGCTGTGGAGAGCGATCATGCCTAAAACCCCTGCTTGGCAGCGTAAAGAAGGGAAGAACCCTAGAGGGGGCTTAAACGCCAAAGGAAGGGCATCTGCTCGTAAACAGGGCATGAACCTAAAAGCACCTGTAAAGAGTGGTGACAATCCTAGACGGGCTAGCTTTCTAGCCAGAATGGGTAATATGCGTGGGCCGGAACGTAAGAACGGAAAGCCAACTAGATTGCTTCTATCCCTGAGAGCATGGGGTGCAAGCAGTAAAGCTGACGCAAAGCGCAAGGCGGCAGCTATCTCCAAGCGTAACAAGGCAAAGAAGAGGAAGAAGTAATGCCAATGGGCAAAGGAACGTATGGCTCTAAGCGTGGCAGACCACCGAAAAAGGCCGCTAAGAAAATGGGCAATGGTTTGACAGCAAAGCAAAAGACATTACCAAAGGCTTTGCAACAGCGAATCATGAAGGCCAAAAAGAAAAAAAAGTAGCATAAAGGGGGGTATTACGCCCCCCTTTATTAGATCACAAATTCTGTTTGTGTAAGTTGTGGTTGCCAAGTTACTGGACATTGAACTGCATCTATTTTACGAGCCATTGCTTCTGGGCATTGTGGCTTGTCTTTAAAGTTTCTGGCTACATTCACGCTATCAGCAGACGCAAAAGGCCATCGTTTTCCAGCCTGTGCCAATCCTCTTAACATATGTATGCAAGGGATATAATTGTTCTTAGCTATCCTGTTAAATGCCTCATCTGCTCTGCTGCACCACGAATCAGACCCAACTTCCCAATATTTACCAGAACTACCGAAACAAACTCTAGGGTATCTGTCGCAAAGAAACTCAAGATAGTGAAGGCTCATAGCCATGTGCCAAACTGGTGCGCCAAGAGATATGTTAAAAGGCCAAGTAAGAAGTAAATCTTTTTGCTGTTGTTCATCACCATCAATGACATCAGGTATGACAGCCCAGTGCGGATGCCCTAGTTTATCTTCTAGCCAAGTGTAGTATTTGCTTTGATTGAAAGTCTTGCCCTGTGTGTACACAGAAAAAGCACCGTTATCCCACATAATACTTTGACCTATTTGCAAACAAACTTGAGCATCTGCTGGGTGGGCAAAGCTTACACAAAAATGTTTTCCAGCCATTTTGTACAGCTCTGCCCGTGGCGTTAATGGTGTGCCGTGATAATGAATCACTTTAGCTTATACCAAACAATTAAAGCACCAAGCATTTTGCTTGCCACCATAATTACAAGGCCATACCAACTAAAAAATCCAAGCATCAACATAAAAACAGCACTATCTACTGGTGTGCTGATAGCTGAAGACAACAGCACTCTGTCTTTCATGGGCTTTTTATATACAGTGTATATAGCCCAATCAGTCAGTTCACTTATGGCAAATGCAACAGCACTAGCTACAGCTACAAAAGGGTCTGCCAAAAGGTAGCTAAGTCCTATGCCAACTGCTATAGCAATCAATACTTTGTGGCCCAGTTCTTTTTGTGCAAAGTCACGCAACACAAAAACAAACCCAACCAACAATGACATTGGCGCAAACATTTCGCCAAAAGGCAATGGGATCATAGGTATATATGTGAACCCAATGTTAGCAACAACAATGGCTGCAATATATAAAAGTGAATATTTCATATCTTAAATTCTCCCCCGTTGTATAAATATTGTGTTAACTGGTCTATCATGTACTCTTCAGTCCAGATACCCCTAGCCATTGTGCCATCTGGCAGCATCCCTTTTCCTTTGGGGTAGTAAGGCTCAATCCCATGAGCCTCACCGATTCGGTACATACCCCAACCAGAGACAGTAAGGAAGCGATAGTAGGCATCAGCGTGAACTCTCGCCTGATTCCATTTCTCTGTCTTTACGGTACTTAGTGAAACAACAGTCATCAGAAACCCCAGAGTGACATAGAGGAATCTGGTTTCCGTTGTACACCCAATCCCCACTCATCACGTTGTGGGTCTTGCCGCAATACTCGCACTGCACAGTCCTTACAGAAGTAGCCATGCTTGACTTGTTTCGCTGCTTCTTTTTCGCAGTCATCACAGATTGTCTTTTCCATGTAGCTCCACCAAAACCCTGCGAGGAATAAGCCATGTATTCCCTGCACGTTCTGCCTCTATATCCCCTGCCTTCAGCATCCTGTACAACAGGTTCAGTTTCGTTTTGCTTGCAGTGCCAAACAGGATCTCACAAGCCTCTTTAGCTGTGTAAAGCAGCTTACCTTCAGCATTAAAACGGGATGTCATCATCGTCTGTTTCCTTTACTGCTGGCTGGTAACGCTGATTGATAGCATCTCCCACTGGCTTTAGACCGCCCTGCGATATGCCGTCAGCAATATTATCTTTAGCCTGGTAATCCCTGACTTCAGATATGGCTATGTTAATTGTGCCATCATCATTCTGAAATGCGGCAACAGAGTATGTGCATCCGGCACGGAATGTAACATCAG